TGGCACATCGGGCATGGGGTTCACACGCTCAAGAACAAGCGTCCTCGCCTTGTCCCCGACTTTGAATGGAGCGTCGCGTGATTACTGAAAAGAGCCCGACTCCGGCGCTTACGGCCGAGCGCGCTGGCGAGCTTCTTTCTTACTCGCCAGAGACTGGGATTTTTTCCCGCAAGTCTTCGCGCCACGGCGAGAGCGTCGGCTTTCTGAACGCGCACGGCTACGTCTGCTTCCGCGTTGACGGCAAGAGCTATTACGCGCACCGGCTCGCGTGGCTCATGGTTCACGGCGAATGGCCGGCCGGTCAAGTTGACCACATCAACGGACTGAGGACGGACAACCGCATCTGCAATTTGCGCGAGGCAACCAACGCGCAGAACTGCCAGAACATCCGCTCTGCGCGGCACCACTCGCGCTCTGGACTGCTTGGCGCGAGCTTTCACAAAGGCGCTGGAAAGTGGCGCTCAACGATCAATGTTGATTGCCGCCAAGTCCACCTTGGATTCTTCGCCACCGCCGAGGAGGCGCACGCCGCTTACTTGAAGGCCAAGGCCGAGCTTCACCCCTTCCAGACCATCGCGGGGGCCGCGTGAATTACTACCCGTTCAACATCGGGGATTACGCGGGCAACACTCGCGGCCTGTCGCTCATTGAAGACCTGGCCTACCGCCGCATCCTTGACGCGTACTACCAAGCCGAAGGGCCGCTGACTGGTGACATTGCGCGCCTTGTCGGAATGCGTGACCACGCCGAGGCCGTCGCCTACGTCCTCTCAACGTACTTCAAGGACACGCCGGAAGGCTGGCGGAACGGTCGTGCGGATGAGGTCATCGCGGAGTACCACGCGAAGGCTGAGCGCGCCCGTAGCAATGGCAAGTCGGGCGGTCGTCCGGTCAAAAAAACCCAGACGGAACCCAGTGGGTTCCTAGAAGAAACCCAGTCGGTTTCTGTGGAAACCCAGCCGGTTCAAAAACAAACCGATATCGGAACCGGATCGAAAGCTAACCAAGAACCAAGAACCAATAACCAAGAGAAGCAAGAGCAAAAGCATGAGCGCGTGCCGCGCTCGCTTGGTCGGTTCGAAGACTTCTGGCAGGCCTACCCGAACAAGAAAGGCCGCAAGGACGCTGAGAAGGCGTGGGCGCGTAAGGGGCTCGACGCGCAGGCGGACTTGATCCTCGCTGACGTTCGCCGCCGACAGGTTCACGACCGCGACTGGGTCAAGGGCTACGTGCCCCACGGATCGACCTACGTGAACGCCGAGGGCTGGCGCGACGGACTCCCGCCCGTCCCGTTGCCGCAGCAGGCGCAGATGCAGCCGTCCCGACAGATGCAAGCAATCCAATCCCTTTTGCGAGTGACGCCCAATGAAAACCTCGATGCCGCCCGCCTGGTTCCTCACGACGCTGGAAACTTGCTTGGCTCAGACGTACTCCCTTTGCCTGCCCGGATCGCCGGGGGCTGACGTTCTCCCCGCGACGGCTGCGACTTGGGCCGACGACCTGTGGAGCGATCCGCGCTTCGCTTGGGCCGATCCCGACACCGACCGCGCCCGCATCGCCCACGCCTTCCGCCAGCTTCGCCGCACTAGCGAGCGTTGGCCGAGCCTCGCGGATTTCTGCCGCGCCTTGCCGCCCCCGCCCGAAGCGCCCGCGCTGAAGCATGAGCCGTGCAGCCCGGAGCAAGCGGCTCGGAACGTGGAACGCCTCAAGGCGATGGTTGAGGAAATGTTCGGGGCGAAGTCATGAGCCGCTATCAAGACTTGATCGACCGTGGATACAACCCGGACGCCGAGAACACGCGGGGCTATGTTTGCCGAGACTGCGGATACAAGCCGACAGAAATCGAACTTGACGAGGGCCGCTGTCCGCTGTGCTGGGAAGAAAAGCTTGCCTCTATGAAGGCCAGTGGGGCCAGCGCATGACCGCCCTTGACGCCCTGCTAGACGCCCGCGTGACGGATACGGAAATCGCCCTATGGCTGGAAATCAGCGAGCAAGCCGTGCGCCTGCGGCGTATCAGCCGCGAGCGGGAGGCGATTCGTTCGTCTCGCCGCCCGGTTTTGACGCTGCCCAGCGAATCAGCCTGCGGCCTGTCAACGAGTGGAAAGACGCACTCGCAGCCGTGCCAGCCGATGAGCGTGATGCCGTGAGGGCCTTTCTTGTGCGCTGGCATGAAGCGGCAAAGCAGCACGCGGCGCTAGACCGCGAGATCGCAGAGCGGCGGGCGGTTTGGGTGAGCATTCCGAAGGGGTTCAAGGCGTGAAAGTCTTGGTAGCTTGCGAATACTCCGGCGCTGTGCGCGATGCGTTCATCCGCGCAGGCCATGAGGCAATGTCGTGCGACCTGTTGCCGACCGACGTACCTGGGCCGCATTACGCGGGGGACGTTCGGGACGTTCTGGATTACGGCTGGGACTTGATGATCGCCCACCCGCCTTGCACGCACTTGAGCGTCAGCGGAGCGGCTTACTTCGCTGAAAAGCGCATGGACGGGCGGCAGCAAGCTGGCGTGTCGTTCGTGCGGATGCTGTCGAAGGCCGACATCCCGCGCATTGCGATTGAGAACCCCGTTAGCGTCCTTTCGACGCTTTGGCGGAAGCCGGATCAGATCGTGCAGCCGTGGCAGTTTGGGCACGGCGAAACCAAGGCCACCTGTTTTTGGCTGAAGGGCCTGCCGCCACTTCGCCCGACAAACATCGTGGAGGGCAGGGAGCAGCGCCTTCACCGCCTGCCGCCTTCGCCGGATCGATGGAAGCTGCGGAGCGCGACCTTTCCAGGTATCGCGCAGGCCATGGCCGACCAGTGGGGCGGCTTCTGTCTGACGCACGCGGGGTGCGTGGCATGACCCGCGTTTGCCGCACTCGCGCAGACCTGGCGCTTGCCTTCGCTGACGGCACGGCCCTTATCGCCGCTGGGAAGCCCGTATCCGTGACGGTGCGCGAGCACACCAAGCGGACGCTGGATCAGAACGCCTTGCTTCACTTGTGGATGGAACAGGCGGCGCTAGAGATTCCCGATTACGACGCCCTTGGATGGAAGTGCTACGTGAAGCTGCACCACGGCGTGCCGATCCTCCGCGCCGAGGATGAAGACTTCCGCGCCTTCTACGACTCGGCGCTCAAGGCCCGCACGTATGAGCAAAAGCTTGAGGCGATGAAGTTTGTGCCGGTCACGCGGCTGATGAAGGTCAAGCAGATGACGCGCTTCATGGATGCAGTTCAGGCCGACTTTGCCGCGCATGGCGTGATTCTGGAGGCCGCGTGAGGCACTCCACCGGCAAGCCCACCAAGGCCGAGCAAGCCCGATTCGACCGCATGAAAGAACAGGGCATTTGCATCGCCTGTTACCTACGCGGCACGCAACCCGACTACCCGCAACACATCGAAATTCACCACCTACTCAGCGGGAACCGGCGCATCGGCCACATGGCGACGGTGTCGCTCTGTAGCTGGCACCACAGAGCCGCGCTGCCCTTCGGCTGGGGCGATGCGGAAGCCTTCGACTATCTCGGCCCGTCGCTAGCGAAGGGCAGTAAGCCATTCCGCGCAGCCTTCGGCACAGATGCAGAACTTCTCACCATTCAGAACGAACTACTGACCAATGCGAATTCCTGAGTCCACCGCACACGAACCGTTTTTCGTCGCTCGCCGCCTGCGCCGCTTGAACGTCGCGCACATCCGCCGCGCTGAGCCTTTGACGATGGCCTATATCCAGCAAGCCGCCGACCTGATTAGCGAGCAGGCCAAGAAGATCAACAAGCTGAGTCTTCGCGTTGCGAACTATGAGCGCGAGCGTCCGATTGGCGAAAAGCGCACGGCGATGCATGGCCGAATCATCCGAGGCAAGACGCCCGCCGACTTGGCGGAAAAGGTGCGGGGCGCAATCAAGGGCGCGTGTGACTTGTACCGCGCACCGTGCGGCGCGCTTCGCATGGTGAAGCCTGACGCGGTTGTGAGTGGCGAGTTTTTGGGGCGCTTCGATGAAGGCGCTACGTGGCAGAACATCAAGGAGGCTCTGGAGTGACCAAGGACGCATCGGCCCGTGGCCGGAGTAACCGCAACCGTGGCGCGGCAGCAGAGCGCGAGCTGGCCCGCTGGATCAAGGACGAATTGGGCGTGGAGGTTTCGCGCAATTTGAAGCAATACCAGCGCAGCCAAGAGGGAGACTTGACCCCGCTGGGGCCGTTCCTCTTAGAGGTCAAGTTCCACGCAAGGTTAAACGTGCGCGATTGGTGGAAACAGGCCGTGGTGTCCGCTAAAGCGTGCGGGCTTATCCCCGTCGTCGCCTACAAGGTCGCGCGCAAGGGCTGGCGCTTTGTCCTGCCGCATACCAGCGCGCAAGGGGAGTGGAGTCACGACTTCGAGTTCACCGTAGACGTAGGCCCCGCGTGTTTCGCCATGATCGTGAGGGAGGCCCTTTGACCACTCACCGCCAAGGCTTCGGCCCCGATGGCCGCCCGCTCTGCTTCAACCGCGAGGCGCGCGCCACCTACATCGCTAACGCCGGATTCATCGACGGGAAGCTGGTGAACGTCGTCATCCCGTGGGCGTTCTCTGAGGGCTGCCGTAGCTGGGTGGCTGACCCGTCCACCGATCCCGTACCGCTGGCGGAAGGGTGGAAGTGTGGCGGGTGCGTGCATTACCCGAGCGAAGCGGTAGACCTGGCGCTTACCCGCCGACACGACCGGAAACTGAGGGAGGGCAAATGACCGAACTTCACCGCCTCATTGGCGACCTGTCACGGCAAATGGTGGCCGAGGGCTACCCCATCCACTGCGCGATGGACGCGGAGGCGCTGATTCTGTCCTTCCTCGCAAATCAGGGGCGGAAGGCGAAGGCCGAGGCCGATGCCGCTAAGGCTCTGGCGCGTGGCTGGCGATCCGCTGCCGAGTGTCAGGGCGTCCACCCCGCGACGGTCTACCGCAGGGCGCACAGGTTTTCGCGCAAAACGCGAGAACTTGCGAAGGGATAGCAGGAGACTACACGCCCAGACAAAGGGGAGTCTGGGCGATGAGCGACAACGTACACAATCCGGCGCACTACACGGCTGGCGGCATTGAAACGATTGACTTCATCCGCGCCAAGCTTGGCCCCGAGGGCTTCCGCGCCTATTGCCTTGGCAACGTCCTGAAGTATGTGACGCGCCACTCGCACAAGAACGGCGACGAGGATTTGCGGAAGGCTCAGGTTTACTTGGATTGGGCCGTGTATTGGCCAGAAAAGCCCGCAGAGCCGCGCACGGTAGAAATCCCCGTGGTCGCGCTGCACACCATCGGCGTTCCGTTCGATGACGAGGAGCCGCCACTCCGCGCTGGCACGGCCACAAAGCTGGATGACTTGCTCTGATGCGCGTCCTGTTGATCGACATTGAGACGGCTCCGGCGACCGCCTACGTTTGGTCGCTGCGTGACCGATACATCCCGATTGAACGGCTAATCACGCCGGGGCACACGCTTTGCTTCGCTGCAAAGTGGCTTGGGGAGCGCGAAGTCATCTTCCGCAGCGTCCAGAGCGGCGACAGAAAGGCGGTAGTGAAGGCCGCGCACAAGCTGTTGGACGAGGCCGATGCCGTCTGCCACTACAACGGGCGGAAGTTTGACATCCCGGTATTGGAGGCCGAATTCCTGACCCACGGAATGCGCCCCCCGTCGCCGTTCCATCAAATCGACCTTTACGCCACCGCCAAACGCTTTGCCCTGCCGTCCCGCAAGTTGGATTACATCAGCCAGCACCTCGACCTCGGCCGCAAGACCAAGCACAAGGGCATGGAGCTGTGGACGGCGTGCATGGGCAGCGACCCTTCCGCGTGGCGGGTGATGGAGCGCTACAACCGCCAAGACATTCGCCTCCTTGAGCGGCTTTACAACGTCCTGCGCCCGTGGATCAAAGACCACCCGAACCACAGCATCGCGGATGGCGAGTGCTGCCCGACTTGCGGTAGCCACAACCTCCGGTGGAAGGGCTGGCGCGAGTCGATTACCCGCCGTTACCGCCGGTTTGTGTGTAACGACTGCGGCGCATGGGGTAGGGCGGTCAAGTCTGAGCCGGGGACGGCGATTACGCGGAGCCTTGCATGAAGGAATCCGCATTGGCCGTCGTGGCCGGTCTTGTCGTGTTCGTCGCCCTCTGGATCGTGGCGCTAGCCCTGCTGCCATCGGCGGGGCTGTTTCCGGCTGGCGGCGTTGGCTTGGTGCTGTCGATGCTGGCGGCTGAATCGGTAAGGGACTCACTGGAATGAGCATGGATGAGCGCACGGAAGCGCACGGGGCCAAGGAAGGCTCCGACTTTGCGGGATGCTGGGACATTCGAGGCCCCGGTATCGACGCTCTATTCGCTGGGGATTTGAGCCGGAGCCATACGGCCCTGTCTGCGATCCAGTGGACAGACCGCGCCTTTCACGCGGGCTTCCCCGGCTGGGAGTTGTACCGGACGGTCGTTTCCGGTGATCGCATTCACTGGCGCAAGCTGAAAGCCTACGCCATCGGCATGGCCCGAGCCCTGACGCGAGCGCGGACGAATAAGCAGAACTCGCATCCGCTCATTGCCCGCCGTGCGCGCCGGAATGACTGGATCGCCCAAGCGGCACGGGATGCGCTGTTCATCGTCATCCATGGCAAGGAGCCGATGCCTGGCGAAACCCGCGCCGAAGCGTTGAACGTCTGGCCGACCAACTACCGGAAGGTGCGGGACAGCGTGGCCGGGGGCATGACGATTGGCCTCGAAACCTACCGCGCCATGCTTCACGTGAACTTTTATCGGGTTCGTGAAGCCGAAATGGCGGCGTAAGCGGAAAACGGCCCCAGCATCAGGGCTATGGGGCGTGCGGGGCCGAAATCCCGCGTGGCAATGGCCCGCCCCAACTAATCAGGCTTCCCACTGAGCCCGCGTAGCAGATCAGTGGCTTTTCCATAGGACGGGAAGCCATGACGGACGAAACGGAAGACGAGGGCATCGAGCTTGAGTTCGTCCAGCCCGAGCCGGTTTACCTCGGCACCCCGAGCGGCACGTTTTGCATTCCTGACCTTGACGTACTGACGGAAGCCCTTGGCGGCTCAGTGCTGGCCTATCAGGCCACGGAGACGGGCCTTTGGCGGCTGACGCCTTCCCGCCGCTGGGAGCTTGTGGAGAACACGGCCAAGCCTGCGGCCGTTCGTAGCGTCAAACCAAACTAACGGGGCTTCGCCTAACGGTAGGGCAGCGTCCTCTAAAGTCGTTTTGTGTCAGTTCGAATCTGACAGCCCCCGCCATTCCCCCGAAAGGGGGCAACCCTGCGGCATGTGCCGCGAACCTGAGAGTAAGACACATGTCCTAGATTGACGCCCTGCCCATCCTTGGCTTTGCCAAGGGTGTCCGTACCGACACCGCCGCGACTGACGCCGCCGTCATCGAAATCCCGGTTTCGCCCGCCGCTCCCGGCTTCATTGTTGACTCCGTTCACGTTTACAACGCGCAGGGCGGTTCGTCGGCCTCTGCCACCCTTGGCGTGTTCGGTGCTGCCGCTGGTGGCGGCGCCGTCATTGTGGCTGATGCCGCGCTGACTGGCGTAACCGGCCCGACTGTCGTTTCGGCCCGTACCGTGGCCGCGACCGCTGTCACTCCCGCCGTTCGCGTGGAAAGCCTGTTCGTCCGTATCGGCACCGCTTCGGGCGTGGCTGGTAGCACGGTGGACGTTGTTATCCACGGTCGCAAGCTGCCGTAACCGATGAGCATGGCGGCTCCTCAGCCGGTATTGGTGGGCAGCCGCTTTGCTGGGGATGACTAGCGTTATGGCAGTGAAGCCGATTGACCCCAAGCGGGTTGAGGAACTGGCCGGGACTGGCCTTGCGGGTTACTAGATCGCTCAGGCGCTTGGGATCAGTTATGACACCCTCGCCCGAAGGATTCAGGACACAGCGGAGATTGCGGAAGCCCTAAAAAGGGGCGAGCAAGCCGCGATTGGCGTGATTGAGAACGCCCTATACATGAGCGCGGCTCAGGGCAACTTGGGCGCGCAAATCTTCTACCTGAAGAACCGCAGCGGCGGGAAGTGGCGCGACAAGACGGAGCAAGCTGTATCCCTCAGCACTCCGGCAGGGGCATTGGACGATGACGCACTCGCAGCTATCGCCGCAGGAAGCGGCCCGCGAACTTCTAAGGCGCAGGACGGTTCGGCGTGACCTGACAGCGTGGAGCCTGCAATGCGGGTTCACGCCTGCAAAGCATCACAAGCTGCTGATAAACCGGCTGGAAGCGGTCACGCGGGGCGAGATTGACCGGCTGGCAATCTTCATGCCTCCGGGCTCGGCAAAGTCTACGTATTCATCGGCAGTCTTCCCGCCTTGGTACTTGGCGCAAGACCCGACCAAAAGCGTTATCGCGGCCTCGCACACGGCAGAGCTTGCCGAGCGCTGGGGCCGTCGCGTCCGAAACCTGATTGCCGAGCATGGGGCGACCCTTGGCTACGGCATCGCGCAGGACAACCAGAGCGCCGGTCGCTGGGCCACGTCCTAGGGTGGCGAGTATTACGCGGCAGGCGTTGGCGGCTCTATCACGGGCCGTCGCGCTGACCTTGTTGTCATCGATGACCCCGTGCGCTCGCGCGAGGATGCCGAGTCTGAGGGCGTCCGAGAAAAGACGTGGGAGTGGTATCAGGCCGACTTGATTACCCGACTCAAGCCGGGGGCGGGGATCGTGCTAGTTCAGACCCGCTGGCATGAAGACGACCTCGCGGGCCGGATTCTTGAGCGGGAAGGCGACAAGCGGGACGGCGGGGCGTGGGAAGTCATCCGACTGCCAGCCTTGGCCGAGGCGCTAGACCCATTGGGGCGCGCTGTTGGTGAGGCCCTGTGGCCCGATTGGGAGGATGAGGCAGCGCTAGAGCGTAAGCGCGCCATCGTTGGCCCTAGAACGTGGCTGGCGCTGTATCAGCAGCGACCCACGGCAGAGGAAGGCACGTACTTCAAGCGCGAATGGTTCCGGCGCTATCGCAGCGCACCGGACAACCTGACCATCTATATGTCGGGAGACTTTGCGGTCACCGAGGGTGGCGGGGACTTCACGGAACTTGCGGTGTGGGGCGTGGACACGCTGGACAACGTGTATGCGCTGGATTGGTGGAGTGGTCAGGCATCGTCGGATCGATGGGCCGCTGAATGGATGCGGCTGGTAAAGCAGTGGCGTCCGGTCTATTTCTTTGGCGAGTCGGGGCCGATTCGTCGGGCCATGGAACCCTTACTCGACCGGATGATGCGCGACGAACGGACGCACACATCCCTTGATTGGCTGTCCAGCGGCAATGACAAGGCGGCAAACGCCCGCACGTATCAGGCGTTGCAGGCGAACGGGCGCATCTATTGGCCCGAGACGGAATGGGCGGACAGGGTGATAGATCAGTGCTTGCGGTTCCCTGGCGCTAAGCACGACGACGCCGTAGACACCTGTTCGCTATTCGGTCGCGGCATTGACAAGACTTGGGCAGCGATCCCGCGCCCGCCTGACAAGCCGCAGTTGCATGAAGCATTCAACGCGCCGATTCCGGTTTCGGCGTTCCTGAAGGATAAGAAAAAGGCCCACTGGTGAGCTACGAATCAGATCAGCCCGATGACGGCGGAATCGTCACCTATTGGACGACCAAGCTACAGAAAGCCGCCGACGCGCTGAAGCCGTGGCGCGAGGCTGCCGAGCGGGCCGAGTCTGATTACTTTGACGACCGGAAAGACGGCAAGCGGCAGTTGTTCAACGTGTTCTACAGCACGGTCAACACGCTGCAAGCGCGTCTGTACAGCAAAGACCCCGTGCCGGACGTTCGTCGCCGCTTTGACGGTGACGGCCCCGAGGCTGCCGCAGCCAAAGAGGCCGCGCAGATGCTTGAGCGGGCTATCTCTTACACGCTGGACACGACCGACTTCACCCCCGACGCACAGCGAGCCGTTTAGGACTTCCTCATCGCCGGTTGTGGCGTGCCTTGGGTGGAGTATGACGCCAAGGTTCAGGAAGGGCCGGAGGGCTTGCCTGAAATCGCCCTCCAAACGGTCAAGCTGAAGCACGTTCCGTGGTCGCGCTTCCTGTGGGAGCCGGGGAAAGACTGGGGTGACGTTGATTGGGTGGCGCGTGACCACTACCTCACGAAAGACGAAATCCGCGAGCAGTTCGGGCAGGAGCCGGGCGGCACGGGCGCAGGGCAGCAGAAGCGCGACGACAAGCGCGGCGGCGTCAAAAAGTACGCCACGTGCTACCGCGTGACGGAAGTCTGGTATCGCCCGAAGCGCCTTATCTACGTCATCGGCTGGGACTTTGAGGAACCGCTAGAGGTTCGCCCCGACGCGCTGGGGTTGTCGGGCTTCTACCCGTGCCCGCGTCCGATGCTGGCGAACGTCAAGTCGCACGAACTCATCCCGACGCCGGATCATGCGTTTTTCGCTGAGTCCTACGCCTACCTGAACCGCCTGACGCAGCGCATTCACAGCATCACGGGGCAGATCAAGGCGGCGGGCTTCTACGACGCCCAGCTTGGTGAGCTTGCGGGCCTTTCGACGGCTGACGATGGCACTTTCGTGCCTGTCCGAAACCTTGCCGAGCGCCTACAGACTGCCGGAGGCGCGGCGGTCTTTGATCGCGTCATCGCTGAACTGCCGCTCGCGCAAAAGGTGCAAGTCCTTCAGACGCTCCAACAGTTGCTTGTGGCCGAAAAGCAGCGTTTGGACGAGCAGACCGGCATCGCTGACGTGGTGATGGGCGCATCGAAGGCCAGCGAGACGGCCACCGCGCAGAGCATCAAGTCGAATTGGGCCAATCTGCGCCTCTCCCGCAAGACTGGCGAGGTTTCGCGCTGCTTCCGTGACGTTTTCCGCATCATGGCGGAAATCATGGCGGAACACTTCACGCCGGAATCGCTGTACCTGTCGTCCGGTATGCAAGTTGGGCCGGAGGTGCTGGCCGTCATCAAGACGGACATTGGTCGGAACCTGGCGATTGACATTGAAACTGACTCGACGGTCGCGCTGGACGACGAGGCCGAGAAACAGCAGCGAATCGAGTTCCTTAACTACGTCTCGCCCTTCCTTCAGACGATCATTCCCGCCGTTCAGCAGGGCGCATTCCCCGCCGACTTGGCGAAAAACATGGTCATGTTTGCCGTGCGGTCGTTCAAGCATGGCCGCGCCCTTGAGGAATCGCTGGAAACCCTGCCCGACGCCATGGCGCAGATGCAGCAGCTACAGCAGCAGTTGCAGCAAGCCCAACAGGGGATGCAGCAGGCGCAGATGCAGGCTCAGCAGTTCGGGCAGCAGGCGCAGCAGCTACAGGGCGAGGTTCAGAAGGCGCAGATGGCGGCGAAGCAGCCCGACCCGTTCGCGCAACAGGTCGAGCAGGGCAAGTTGCAGCTTGAGGCGCAGCGTCTTGAGCTTGAACGGGCCAAGGTGCAGTTGGCCGCGCAGCAGCAGGCGGAAAAGCACGCGCTAGAGGTCGCCAAGCTTCAGGCCGAACAGCAGAACGCCCTTGCGACCGGCGAGACGGTGACGGGCGTGCAGGCGGGCGTGGCGCAGCAGCAGGCCGTGACGATGCAGGCCCTGACGGCAATGCAGGACGCCGTGGCCTCGCTGTCGATGCAGCTTGCGGAAAAGGACGCGCCGAAGAAAGAAACCAAGGTCATCAAGCTGACCTACGGCCCCAACGGGAAGCCTAGCGGCGCAATCGTCACGGAAACGGAGGGCTAACGGATGGCCGACAACATCACCACGAACCCCGGCACGGGCGGCGATACGCTCGCGGCGGATGACATTGGCGGCGTCAAGTACCCGCGCACCAAACTTGTCATTGGCGCTGATGGCGTCAACGGCGGGGACGTTAGCGCGGCTAACCCCATGCCAATCACGGCGGCGGATTTGTCCGTCGCCCCGACTGGCGCTGCGGTCGCGTATTGGCCTGCCTACAGGGCCCCGAATTCGACGGAGCGCCGGGGCATCGGTGTAGACGAGGGCGGCGCGCTGGTGACTCGCGGCGCGGTGACGACCGACGAGGGCACGTTCCGCGTCAACTTCGCCAATACGTCTATCGCTGTCACGCTTGGCACGGTCACGCGATCCGGTCGCGTCATCACCGGAACGGGCTTTGGCTCGGCTGACGTTCATGAGGGCGATTACTTCAAGTTTGACGCCGACGCGGACACTTCATGGATGCAGATCGCGTCCGTTGACAGCGACACTCAGCTGACGCTTGCTGCTGACTACACGGGCGCTTCCTCTGGCGATGCCTCTCGGGCGCTGGTGTTCGTCAACATGCAGAACGGCGCGGGCTACTCCGTCGCGTCGGGGCAGCTTACCGTCACCTCCGGCACGACCTCCGGCGCTTCGGGCATTGTGGGCCGCGTGGTTGACTATGCGCCGCTTGTGTTCCGCTGCGCTGTGTCGATTAGCCAGCGCATCGCCAACCAGGAAACCCGCATCGGATTTGCCGAGCCTGTGACGGCTGGCGCTCCCCGCTGGTTCGCCCGGTTCAAGGCTGACGGCACGACGAACACGACGATCATTTGCGAGTCGGCCCGCAATCCGACCACGGCACCGAGCGCGTCCGAGACGCAATCGACCACGGTCACGCTGCCCAACGGTGCGACGACTGCGACGCTTAACGATTACCGCGTGGAAATCCTCACGGAATCGGTGCGCTTCTACATCAACAAGGTGCTGGTTGCCGAGCATGTGCGCGTGCTGCCCAGCCAGTCCGACATTATGGCGGCGTCCGTCCGCATCGTGAACACGGGCACGGCTGCGTCGTCCACCTCGGTTGTCGTGGACTACATGACGACCAAGAACCACAACAAGCTCGAAATTGGCATCATGTCCGACTCCGAGCAAATCGTGGTGCAGCAGCCCGACTTGGTGCCGTTCGCCTTCACTCAGGCGGGCGTCATCGCCATCAATACGATCCTGCTGAACATCGACTGCCTGCGGTTCCGCTCGCTGTCGATTCAGGCGGTCAGCATCGGCACGACGGGCGTCGTCACGCCGGAATGGTCAAATGACGGCGTTGCTTGGGTCGCGGCGACTATCACCACGGCGGCAGGCGCTACGGCCACCACGTTCAACGCTGCGGGCCTGTGGCAGACGCCGGTATTCGCCCGGTACTTCCGCCTGCGCCTCTCGACAGCCACCACGGCGGGCACGACCACGCTTGCGGTCGCGGCCTACTCTCAGGGCGCTGCGCTGCTGCCCACGCAGCCGATTAGCGGCACGGTCACGGCGAACATCGGCACCGGCTCGCTTGCGGCTGGCACTAACGCGATTGGCGACGTCGGCCTGCAAGTCCGAGCCAATGCCACGGGCGCGGCGTCAATCCATCACATTGTTTCGGCGGCGACGACCAACGTTGCGCAGATCAAGGCGACGGCGGGGCGCGTGATGGGGTGGAATCTCGCTAACACCACGGCGACTTGGCAATACGTGAAGCTGCATAACGTCGCATCCGCCACGGCTGGCGCGGCCATTGCCATGACCATCGGCATTCCGCCCAACGGCACGGCCTCACGCGACCTTGGCACGGGCATCGGCTTTGCAACGGCCATTAGTCGGTCAATCGTCACGGGCGCGGCTGACGCGGACACCACGGCCACCACGCTAAACGCCGTTGTTGGCGATATTTTCTTCGCCTAAGCCGTGATTCACTTCTACATCCTCACCGGCCTCATCGACGGGGCTGGTGGGACGCCCGTCGATCCGCCCGAGCCGGAGGTTTCGGCCAAGGTCGGGGGCGGCGGCAAGGCGTTCAGGCCGAAGACCAAGCGGCACGCCTCGCCATACCGTGACCT